AGGCCAGTGAGGTTGTCCACAATGGACTTGGCAGTGTCAGCAACAGCCTTGCGCTCAGTCTTGGACTCGCGCAGCTTGGCTGGGTCTAGGTCTGCAAGCTTGGTCAGCAGGGCGTTGCCAGCTTGGGTCAGCTTGGGGTCGCCCGTGATGTTGAGGCTGGGCAGCACAGCAGCCAGTTCCTCAATCTTTTCGACAGTGTTGTCGGTGAACTTGCTCGCACGCTTGGCACCGTCAGCCTTGGTGCCGTGACGCTCTAGGCCGTCGATAAGCGCCTGTAACGTATCGACCACACGCTCGTGCACAGACTCAGCAGCAGCCTCGACGCGACTCGTAACGTCGGCCTCAATGCTGTCCTTGATCTTTTGCAGTTTGTCGGCAGGTAAGTTGACGCGCAGGTCACCTGCCTCTGGCAGCTTTTTGAGTGCGTAGGTTGCAGAGTACTTGTCGAGTATTTCCTCAGCAGTGGGGTAGTCGTTTATGTCGAAGGCATCGCCCAGATCCTTGGCTGCACGCTTGAGCATGTTGGGGTATTCCCTGCGTAGCTCGCGCTTCAGTTCGTCTATGTAGTCATTCTTTTTGACCCATGCAGTCTCAAACGGGTCGATGGACTCGCAGGGTATGAGGCGCTCGCCGTCATCCCAAGGCAGGGTGTTGAAGTTCAGCGTGTGGTTACGCAGTTGCCCATGAGCCTTGTTGAGGCTCTTGATGATGGGCGAGGCAAACAGCGTCTTGGTCACCTTGATGACGTTAGCTGACGCTTTCTTGGCGATTGTAAGCTCATCGGCCATGCCGTTGTCGCGGCGGGTGTTAGAGAACTTGGTGATGGTTGCGGTCAGCAACATTGCATTGTTTTGGATCTTATCCATAGTCATTGACTCCGAAATGAATAAGGGGCCGAAGCCCCGTTAGGGTTTAGTGGGTTGCCTTGTGATCAACAAACTCAGGGGTGTGCATCAGGTCTGCATCACGGCGTGTAGCCAGTGCCCAGAACACTTCGACCAGTTCCTCATTGATGCGCTTGAGAACAACCACTGCATTGCCAAGATTGTCAGCGGTCACCCGCGCAGCCAGCGCAGCGGTCACTGCATACTGAGTAGTGATCTCATTCGGCAGCGGCACGTTGTGCGGATCTGACAGAAACAAGTTGATGTCTGGCAGGTTACGCATTGTGCGAACGAACGCCATAAACTCAGCCGCAGCGCCGAAACCGACGCACCCTTCAATGGCGATCTGCTCAAGATCAGCGGGTAAGCCATCGTCGAGAATGTCAGAGACTGATTCCCAGCCGCGACCAGTGGCAATAGCAACCCTGTCTTTAGGTGTGCCGCCATCGGGGAACTCGTGAATGAGTCCAGCCTGATCACCTGATGCCTCGCCGCGAAACTTCAAGAACGCGATAACAAGCGGGTTGACGCCGATATCTGCAAAGTAGTCGCTAGTCTCAGCAGCGGAAGGGGTAACGTCCAAGTGATACTTGAACCGTGTGCTGATAGCAGCGTCCATGCGGCCAGATACACCAGCGCCGTCGTTGGGACGGTTAGACGCAGCGATAACAAACCAGCCACTGGGCAGGATGTAGTCGCCTATGCGCCGCTCATTGAGTAGCTGGTAACAGGCGTTCTTGGTGGACTCACTGCCAAGCTGCATCTCATCTAAGAAGAGGATTCCCCGCTCGCCATCGCGCTTCTCTTGAGGCAACCAGTCAGGGGTAGCAAATGAGGTCATGCCATCCACTAGGTCAGGGATGCCTCGCGTATCAGCGAAGTCTAGCTGGGAGAGTCTCGCGTCGATCAGGCCCACGGCTTGCTCGTATCGCTCGCTGAGCGCGGCCACCAGTTGCTTGATGATGGCAGACTTGCCGACTCCGTAGGTGCCCCACAAGTAGACGGGCAGGTGACGCTTAGCGCCAGAGAACTGTGATACCGCATGAGCGAGTAATAGTTGTGCAGCCTGAGAAGGGCTGACTCTAGGTGCGTTTATTGATTTAGTCATAACTAGTCAATGCTCCAAGGTTAAGGTTGTTGGTTATCCAAGACCGCCCAGAGGGCGGTTTCACGCTGGTCACCAGCCAGCACTCATCAGTTGGAATGTTTAGTCAGAACCCCAAGGTCTGGCGTTCAGCTTTTTAAGTCGGGCACCAGACACCGTGGCATCCATGACGGCACCTGACCAAGCACGATTGGTTAGCTCTACCAAGTGCTCGCCGTTGTGGCCTTTCCAGAATGCGGTGCCTGTTGTTACCCATGTCTGATGCTTGAGTCCTTTAACTGGCACAACCACATCGGTGTCTACTCTTATCTGTTGCTTTTCGTTCATCTTTATCCTCAGTCGGTTATCCAAGACCGTGCCTCCTACACGGTTTCACGCCGATTACCATTCGGCACTCATCAGTTGGAATGTTGTCTGCGGCGTAATTCCATCGCGCAGTAGTGCGCTTCATCCGCATATTGTCTGCACTTAGGATTGTCTGGCATTGCGTCCATAGCATTGCGGCAATCACTAATGACGTAGCGCAGCGACTCATCATCCATGCGCTTGGTCTTGGCTATGTATTCACTGTGCCATCGGCCAGTGCCGTCGTTGTAGTTGGTCATGCTTAGAAGCCTCCGATTGATGCAGCGCCGTGGCTGCGGGTTGCGTTTCTGATCTTGGCAACGATTGCACGCTTGCGTTCGATCAGTCGGTTTAGAAACAGGCGGCGGCGATTGTGTCGCAGCACCCGTTGTCGTTCTTGGTGTGTCATCACTCACTCCATAGTTCAGTTCATCAATAGCCACTCAGTGAGTGGTCATTGGTGAGCCGAAGCTCTGCCGCATCCCAGTTCGTTGGGCATTGTCAGGATCAAAGGCCGACCGAGTAGCATTGCCCTGTACAGGTACGAGCCTCACCCAGCCGTTCAACCTCAGACCTTCACCAATGCTTTAGTGCTGGCTGCTGCGGCAAACAGCGCGTGTCTTGGTCTGCATGTGTGACTGCCCATTGATTGTCGGTACGGCACACTGCTCGCCTCTCACGCCCCAGAACATTTCCCCGTCTGGTAGGTGCATCCGATGCCGCATTGCCCTGTACAGGTACGAGCGGTGCATCCAGTGGATGGCGGGATTGGGTACGGCTCCCCGTCGCCGTTGAGTGGATTATACGCACGCATGAACGCAGTACGCAACACCCAGTAACCAGTAAATGTTTAATGGTTGTAGATGCAACGAATAGCCCAGAGAAAAATTACAGGGGTATTGATGCACACCCACGGGCCGAGTCGATTCGACTATTAGATGAAACGCGCACGCGAATAGCAGATACCAGTACGCAATACAAGTATTGACAGGCAAATAAGTAGCAAATAGTCAGTAATGAGTAGAAAGTACTTAGTAATCAACAACTTAGATACGAATTCCCGTCTAAGCGTTTTTTACGGTGAACTGGTGCATATGTATGGCTTAGGCAAAACAGGCCTTAAAACGCAATTCTGGGCCTCCTAGCGGCAAGTGCGAAATGTCAAGCTTTTTATATGTACTGGTTACTGGGTACTGGTGGCAGACGGCCAAGGTGGGCGGCGGTATGATTCCGGCAAACAGGCAGCACGGTATCGGAACATGGGCAGACCTAAGTCAGGACTCACCAGCAAACAGCGGCATTTTGCGCTGGCACTCAGCAGTGGCGCTGGCATGACGCTAAGCGATGCATACAGGGAAGCGTACGATTGCAAGAATATGAGCGCGGCAGCCATCAGGACAGAGGCCAGCAGGCTTGCAGCTAACCCTGCCATCACCCTATTGGTCGAGCAGCAAAGGGAGCGGAATCAGCGGTCTTTATCGGCCTCAGTGGTCAGTGACCGTGACCGTGTGCTGGAGCGGCTGCGCCGATGGATGGATGATGCCGAGCCTACCGACACCAATAAGCTAAAGGCAGCACAGTTGCTTGGTCAGACTGTGGGCATGTTCAAGGATGTGGTCGAGACCAACAGCGGTGACCGTGCAAGCACTGAGGTTGCAGCGGAGATAGAAAGACGATTGGCAGTCCTGCAAGGTGCCGACGATAAGCAGCCTAACGATAGCCTCCACTAGCCTCTACTATCACCACACGCAAACAGGTTGCACACGTTGCACAGAGTACACAAACAGTTACAGTACGCTGCACACAATACGCTAACGGTTGTACACCCCGCCCCTTCGTGTAACCAGTCAGCATCCGTGGACACCCCTGCACCCCCCCTACACCAGTTACATGCCACCGTCTATATACATAGTAAAACGCTCAAATAATTACCCAAAAAATATATAGCCCGTAAGCAGTACGCAGTACACTTCCTTTTTTTGCAGGGAAATGCCCTAGGAATCCTAGTGCCTAAAAATTTTTCACAAAAAATTCAAGCTGGGTCTTGCCTCATCCTTGTCAAGTGTGTAACTTCTGTATAATCAGTTATTCCTCTCTTAGGAATATGCCTAGGTAGGCATGTGCCGATTAGGCAAATGCCGATTAAGTAGATCCGTAAGTTTTTTTATATGGATTACTAAGTAGGTAGATTTCTAGGCTAGGCATATTCCTAAGCTAGGTATATTCCTAAGGGAGTTTTATGTCGGTTCTTGACAGAGTAGACCCCAAACTTCTAAAGCAGATACCCAATCTTCCTGAGCATGAGCAGAGGGAGATACTTGCTCTCATAGAAGAGCTAGAAGAGGCTGAGGGTAAAGAGCAAGCCCGTGAAGGGTTTATGCCGTTTATAAAGCGTGTATGGCCTGCTTTTATTGAAGGGCGTCATCACAAGATCATGGGCGCTGCATTTGAGCGGGTTGCCCGTGGTGAGTTGAAGCGGCTCATTATCAATATGCCGCCAAGACACACTAAGTCTGAGTTTGCATCGTACTTACTCCCTGCTTGGTTTCTGGGTAACTTTCCAGAGAAGAAGATCATTCAGACCGCACACACTGCTGAATTATCAGTTGGGTTTGGTCGTAAGGTTCGTAACCTAGTAGACAGCGATGATTATAAGAACGTTTTCCCGAATCTAGGGTTACGCGCTGATTCAAAGGCTGCTGGACGGTGGAGTACTACTCAGGGTGGTGAATACTTCGCTATAGGTGTTGGTGGTGCTGTGACTGGTAAGGGCGCGGATCTTTTGATCATTGATGACCCTCACAGTGAGCAAGAAGGCCAAAGTGCCGATCCGGGCGTGTTTGATAAGGTTTACGAATGGTATACCTCTGGGCCTAGACAGCGTCTACAGCCGGGAGGCGCGATCATCGTTGTGATGACACGCTGGCACAAGCGGGATCTTACTGGGCAGATCATCAAGTCTTCTGTTCAGCGGTCTGGTACAGATGAATGGGAGGTTATTGAGTTCCCTGCAATCATGCCGTCAGGAAAGTCTCTATGGCCTGAGTTCTGGCCTTTACCTGAGCTAGAGTCGCTTAGAAACGAATTACCAGCGCCCAAGTGGAACGCACAGTACCAACAGAACCCCACATCAGAAGAGGGCGCGTTGGTTAAGCGTGAATGGTGGCGCGAATGGGACAGTGATGTCCCGCCAGCTTGTGAGTTTATTATTCAGTCTTGGGATACGGCATTCCTCAAGACTCAGCGTTCAGACTTCTCAGCCTGTACAACGTGGGGCGTTTTTTACCACCCAGACGATACGGGCACTATGCAGGCAAACATAATCCTGCTGGACGCGCACAAAGAACGCTTAGAGTTCCCTGAGCTTAAAAAGAAAGCTTTTGAGCTATACGGTTACTGGGAGCCAGATGCTTGTATTGTTGAAGCTAAAGCGGCAGGTACGCCGTTGATCTTTGAGTTACGGGCTATGGGCATCCCTGTTGCGGAATACACCCCGTCCAGAGGTAATGACAAGATTAGTCGTGTAAACGCAGTATCGGATCTATTTGCTTCTGGTAATGTTTGGCGGCCTAATACTAGGTTTGCAGAAGAGGTTGTAGAAGAGTTTGCCTCATTCCCTGCTGGTGAGCATGATGACCTTGTAGACTCATCTACACAGGCGCTACTGCGGTTCAGACAGGGCGGGTTCTTAAGATTACTTAGTGATGAAGAGGATGAGCCTTTTTATCCAAGAAAGGCCAGTTATTATTAATGCCATATCTCCAAAGTAACATCCCGTACTTTAAGTGTTGGGTGAGAAAAGAGTACACGCATAACCATACGAAATATCATGGAGAGTTCCTTCATGCTATGGCGATTGCGGTAACTACAATGCCTACAAGATGCTTGAGCTTTCAGGTTATCTTCACTGGGGCGGAAACCTACGACACTGATGAGCCGAATGTTCATGGTGGCGCAATGTGGGCAAGAATGCCGATAACGGCACTAGTTGCCGATACACCGTATGAAGAATGGCCTGAGCCGATGCCAGTATGGGCTGCACAGCCTTGGGACTGTAGCTCTAGGGATCACAGTGTGTATGTTCTGGACAGGGCGACACCGTGTCCTTGGCTGGCAAAGATAGACGGTCAGTTCTACCCTGCGAAGTATTACTTCACGGTAGATTACACGAACAACGAGATTGCAGATGACCCTGCTCAGCATAAGCAGAGTCATGTTATGGAGCTACTTGATGCTGGCCCGTACACGGGAAACATCGTAGCTTTGCCGAATAATCGTGTTAGGGTGACTCATCCAGCATGGTTTGAGACAGGGGAAGGTGCGCCTGACTTCAGGCCATCTCAACACATTCATTACAGCAAATCAGATTTGGATTACACCTTAGATGTAAATCAGGTCTTTGATAACTTATATGCAGGAGATCCGCATGAAGATGAAATCTAAGATGGGCATGGCTGGTGGTCGTAAGACTAAGATGGGCATGGCTGGTGGTCGTAAGACTAAGATGGGCATGGCTGGCGGCAAGAAAACTAAAATGGGTTATGCTGGTGGCAAGAAGACCAAACTACCTATGGTAGAGAAAGACGGGAAAATGGTTCCGTTCTTTGCTGCTGACGGCGAAGGCAAGATGAA